GTGCTTTCCGAGGCTGAAGTCCCTTGAGGTTAGCGTGGGTCTCCCTTGCCTCTTTATCGTCCCGATGATCTCTTCCACATTGAAGATGTGTTCCTGGACTCCGCGTGAGGGGGGGAACTTGCTCGCGAATAGTGCCTTTACAGCAGATCCTTCTTTGTCTAGTTTCTCAGATTCCCGAGTCATTTTTTGCTCGAAACGGATACTCTTTTTTTTCGTCCCTAATGGCATTGCAAGAATGAGGGCGCTACCGACAATTTTGAATACATGGATCAGGGCGCTCTGTAGCGCCCGTGCTGCGTCTTTCATCGCTGCGACCAAGAAAGCCCCAAGCGGTTTAACTACAACGAGTAATGCTTTCCCAAATTCTCCCTTCTTTATGAGAGCAATAATCTTGGTAATGGTTCCGCTGAATGCATCGTATATGTGAGATCCGAACACGAAGGCAGTACCGTCCGATAGGGCATCAATGAGAACCTTGTTGATTCTCCTCATGGCCCACTTAACCGGTTCAAGGAACGCATCCCCGAATTGAGCGGCAAGGGCTTTTAGGGTGCCCAGCATCGTGGATTGAAGGCCGGAACCGGTCATGGCGGCTTTTCCAAGGAACCCCCCGAACTTGATATCGAAGACTTCGAGGAGTTGCTGCCTCAACTCGTCCGTCGAGTTCCCCATGAACTTGATCTGCTTGTCGTAACGGTCACGGAAGGTGATGATGCCCTTCTCCGCATCACGTCTTATTTCGATCCCCATCCTCCGCAACGGTTCGGTTTCCAGAGAGGCTATCGCAGAGGCAACCTCCTTTACGTCCTTTCCGAGCGCAGCAGACGCGCCGGCTATCGCGTGCATCGCCTTGGATCCGCGGACTCCGATGCCTTCAAGCAGGATCCTCGCCGTCAGCAGAGGCTCGAGCATCAAGGGGGATCGGATGAACAGGTCGAAGACTTCCTGGAAGACCTTCTTTGCCCTCTTCGCACTTCCGGTTACAGCCTCCATCCGAAGTTTCAGTGACTCGAACTGGAAGGATGCTTTGACTGCGGCGATGCCAAGCCCCGAAAATCCTCCGAACCCTGCAACACCGCTTAGAAGCCCCGTGATCGCCAAGGTCTTGCGTAGACCCTTGTTGACCTTGGAGATCCCCGAAAACCCCGACTTCACAGTAGAGGTAATGACGATATTAAGTTTTGAGGATTTAGCCATTGATCTTCAGTACACCCGACCCCAACAGACTCTTCAGCGCACCCGCTTCTTTCTCCGACGTCCTCTTTTGTTCCAACCGGACTGCCGCGTAGAGTAGATCCACGGTGACCTCCGGGTTGGTTGGGTCCAGGTGCATCGCGAGTGCTGCCCGACGTTGTTCATTCCAATCTCTCAGGTCGTCTCGCTGGTCTCTGATGTCGGGGGTATCGTAGGGTCCGTCTCAGGGAGTTCTCCTGTTTGAAGCACCGAGAGAATGGCTATCGCATCGGCTAGGGCCACATGCTCGGATTTCACTTCGATGTGTTTGCATAGCTCGACCAGCTTTTCGCGCAGAGCCCATTCAGTGTCATCGGCCTCCTCGCTATTTTCATCGGCTACTGCGAGCTTGGCGTAGGCCCGTTGTACGGCCTTGACGGCAAGGAACGTATCCTTGTCGCCCACGGCCATTGGGGTCACCTCGACTTCTTGCTCTCTGGAAGTCTTCCACTTCATGCTGTCTCCTCCTGTGTTGGGTTATACGCTGAAGGCTGCCTTCCAGTCCGCAAGCGGAGTGCCCTCTAGCAGTCCGACAATCTGGAACGTCGCAGTTGAAGAACTCACCTCTCCTGGACTTCCGCTATCGAACTCCCAGGACTCGGCAACGGCTTTCTCCGGCGATCCATCGGCCAGGGTGATTGTTGCGGTACCGGAACCGGCGCATCCTTGGTTCACAACGAAGGTGTACCCGCTCGACGAGGCTAGTACTGCCCCGAAGAGTCCTGCCGCAGTAAGGCCGGGGTCCGTGCTGTTGCATGTCGAGGAAATGGTGCCGCCGCCCCTGGTGGCAATCGATGAGGAGATCCCTCCATCGACGACATGCTGGGCCGTCGTGGCCCCGAGGCTGACGTCGATGCTGGTTACCTCGGATATCGATACGTTATTGATGTTTACTGTCTTCGGATTGGATATTACTACTGCCATGTTGATCTCCTACGCGGCCTCTGTTGGGTTATGTCGAGATCGCAATTGCGTAACCCGTTGGCGAGTCTGCGGTTGCGGTAAACGATATCGTTGCTGTCGAGCCGTCTCCAGGCTCCCCTGTCCCCCCGGATGCCTGATTGAACAGGACGTTGGCCACGTCGAAGACTCGTTTGGACCCGCCGCCATCTGCCGCGGGGCAGGTGATCTGCAAATCATACATCGTAGAATTCTCGAGTCCTATGATTTCGTCAAGATCGACGCTCTCGATGGTCCCTTCTGCCAACCATCCGCCAATGGCGGCACACTGGGCGAAGTGCTCATCGTCATAATGCTTTGGGGTCACCGTCCTGGACATTCGGAGGGTTACCCGAGTCACCCCGGACAAGGTAGCTCCACCAGTAGGTGGTGGGCCCGTGCCTGTATCCCCGTAGGTTACGATAGAAACATTTTGTGTAGCCATGGTCTTGCCTCTTTAGGTGCTGCCGCGTTCGTAAATCTCGAACAGGAGGTGTGGGGTGGAGGAATTGCTCTTGTGATAAATCGTGGTCTCGGCGGGATCGAGCATCATCATGCACCAGTCCGTACCGTTGGGACTGCCGCCGACTTCGAGTTGCTGGTCGTAGTCGGAGGACCCGGTGCCGACGTCGATCCACTCCAAGTACCCGGTGTCCGTCGACATATTCTTGAAGATGGCGAACCCTGGTCCCTTGCCGCCCCCGCCGGTGGTTATCCCGGCATCTATCGTGATCGACCCCTGCGCTGTTCCAGAAGCCACTGAACCCTTATGCTCTCCGTCCCCCGTCGTGATCGTGCGTGGGGGAAGCCGGAAGGTCCGGTTGTTCGTGGTGTCGGTCACTTGCCCGCTGATGGTAAAAGTTGCCATGATTATCCCAGAACCCCATCATCCCGGTCGAAGTAAACTTCCACATAGAGGCTCACAATGAACCTCCGAATGTCCTGGTCGACCTCGCCGTCTTCGGTAAGCACTGGCACGTCTCGATCGATGCCCTGGATATTAAATCCATTATGATGGGTGGCTGCATTCCAACTAGCGTGACTCTGTAAAGATCGCAGTAGCCGGTACTCCAGATCCAGGAACGTCTCGTAGTCCTCGGAAATAAACGCTTCAGAGTCCTGGGAGAACTTGGTGTCGCACACTAGACCGAAGATTGTGGGGAGAATGGAACTCTGGGTGTTGTCGGTGGTGAATCGCTCCTCGTCCGGTGTATCCCCAACCAGAAGCTGGATCGTGAGCTTCCCGTTCTCGACGGAGTACGCTGGACCGTTCTCCGCATAGAACATGTGAAGCTGATGGACGTAGTCGTCAAAGAAGTTGACGTCTTCCTCAAGGGTCTGCTTCAGCCCTTCCAGGGTCGCTTTAAGGTGGTCAGATGCCATTATTTGCGCCGACGACTAAAGAGTCTCTTTTTCATCCACTTATTCGTTTCGAGCCCTACGATCTTGGCCTGACGGTTGCTGATATAGAAGAATCGCCTAGCCTTGGGGCGCACAAAAACCGCCCCGTTCACTACCCGCTTCGTTCTCCATGCCCCGGCGTTGGTGCGAACCCTGATATGGGGGTTCCCCGCCTTGACCCCCCGGATCCGTTGCTTCTTCACGGGCATCCAGGCACCCCTCCCGTCAGTCATCCTCTCCGCTCGCTTCGGAAACCGAAACCCCCTGAACCCGAAGACCAACCGTTTATCAGTTATTTCCACAGCCCCGATGCTGTTTCGCATTCCTCCTGTAGCCAGCAAGGGGGTCAGGTTGCCTCCAGCGTTCTTTCCGACTCCCCTCCTGAACTCCCTAGTCCATCTCTCCACCTGGGGCAACTTAGAACCGTCAGCAGCAACCCCGCTCGACATGTTCTTGGCGTAATGGGCCACTAATTTCTGATTAAGGTGCAGGAAGAGTGGTTTTAATGCCTTGAGCCTCTTCTCGGATCCCCGCAGCCGAAGATGGAGTTCTCGGCCACCAACCACATTGACCTTGAGCCCCATCATCAGGCAAAGGGGATCTTGCGTGTGTGGTGCATCAGCATCCGCTGAACAGGAGGAAGAAGTGTGCCGGCCTCCAGGTCCTCTGCCCTGCCCTTGGACCTGACCATGTCACGTTCGTGTTTGATTTGAAGTTTGGCAGCGTACTTTATGTCCGCGGGGACTGCGCCGGTGGAGGCGTATCCCGCAGTGTACACAAGCTTCAAGTTCTCCCTTCCTGGGGCGAAGGTGAAACCCTCTGTCCAGATCATCCCGTCAGACTCTCCTGATATGAAATAGGTTGTCGAACCCACGACGGTACCCGAACCAAAATCATGTTGGGGGTCGTCGTTGATCGATGTGACCGAGGCAATGGGCCAATACTTCGGCGCAATCCAACTCTTGCCACCGTGATGATACTCGGTGCGGCTCGTTGAGGCACCCCAGTCATTCCGCCCGGTGAACTGCGCCATCCAAGCAGAGACGTCGGTGATAAGGGTCGAGAGGAAGTTCCCGCCCGAACCCGAAGGGATCCCCAAATAGGTCTCGGTTTCTTCTATGCTGAGTAGGTCCATGATAAAAAAGAGGGGGCGGGGCGGTTCTACAACACCCCGCCCCCACTCAATCAGCTAGGGGCTTTAGGTTGAGGTTGTTATTTTGGTGATCGCTTTGCCGATCTGTGCGTTGGAGTTACCAGCGATTCTCTCGATCCAGCGAAGTGCGGTCTGATCGTAATCGAACCGGAAGTCCCGACTCGCATCCAACCGTTCCCCGCCACGTTCTCCGAAGATGTATCCCATGTTCATGTCTCCGAAATACGCAAACACGTCATCATCTGTGGAGGCCGAACGCTTCGGCATCACTTCGACTCGCTCAACTCCGTATCCGTTGATCGTCGGAGGCGAACCTGCTACGAGGGAGGCTCCCCACACATATGCGGAGTTTCCGTCTTTAAGGGTACGCACTATGTTGAGTACGGATCTGTGAGCCAGGAACTTTGCGCCGTTTAGGGCATCGGAGACGACGTCGTCTTCCGCCTGGATCAACTCGTTTCCGGTGACCCCGGTGTAGGCCGTAGACGCGATGGTCGTGGTCTGAAGCCCGGTCACCACTTCCAACCCGTAGGTCGTGTCGGAAAAGACGTAGGAGTCTTCCCTGTGCGCGGCCTTGCGAGCGAGTTTTTCGGTGAGCCAAGTTCCGATCACGTCCACAAACGAATCCTGGAGCAGTTCGCTCGAGATATACGTCAGGGTCGCTATCTTTTCAGCGGTCAGGGTCAGGTTCCGAATCTCAGCGTCGGTGGCTGCGATCTGCGCGTTTTCCGCATACACACTCACCGTCCATGCGTCGTCGGTCAAATACTCGTCGACCGGGACTTGCGTGACGTCAGACTGCATCGGATAGGGGGTCCAGAGTCGTCGGACTACCCCGTAGTTCTCCTGGGCCTGTCGAATGGTCTTCACCTGTTCGTCGGCTACCAGGAATCCACCAGCGGCATCGGTGCCTTCGGACAGAGCACGTTGCTCGGCGACGAAGTCGTCGGGCTTACTCCACGAATGGACTACGAATTGGGCCAAAGCGGCTTTCTCTTCGACAACGCCCTTGGGCATCTCAGGAATCCGTTTGGTTACCTCTGCGATTTCCTGGAGTTGCTTACGTTGGGCATCGAGATCCGCTACGACCTTCTCCGTCCCGTCCTTGATCTCCATCAATTCCGCGGTTCGGGAAGCTGTGAAGTCATTAATCTTGCCGTCGATGTCATCGAGGCGGCCTAATAGTTTGTCATGGTCACTCATTGACTGGTTACCTTTTTGTCTATTGCGTCGAGGCGTTTGAATACCTCGGTGTAGTCTTCTTCTTCGGGTGACGGCTGGGGAGGCTCCGGTGCCATGCCGTCGTTACCGGCATCGGGGCCAAATCTTCGTTGAGCGTCTTTCTGTAAAGCAGAGAGCACCGCATTGGGATTAGCGGGGATCGGAACGATGGAGAACTCGAGCAACTCCCACTTCGTATAAATTCGCCGCACACCGGGGTATCTCTCGAAGAGGTCCTTCTCTTCGTCGGAGTTCTTCCCCGAGGGAAACGCGATGCCCCCCTCCGCAGGAATGAATCCAATCGACCCGGTGTTGACCGTCTCATGGTCGATCTTTGCCAGAATCATGTCGGCTTGCTCGTCTATGTGAGCAGGATCGAACTCAGCATCCATCAGCATCTCTTCGCCCACCACGCCTGCGGCTACGATCTTTCCAATCGGCCACATGTTGTACTCATGGAACTGCATCAATCGGGGCGCTTTAGCGAAGTTCGAAAAGTCGACTCCACGGGCCAGGACCACCTCTCCGTATCGGTCCACTGTGTCGTCGGTTGCCCTGAACCTGCGTACCCGGCTGGGGTCCTTGGCTTGCCGGAATTGATGCTCCAGAGGGGTGTCTACCTCTCGAATCTCGAAGCTACTCATGCGGATCTTCATAACATTCCAGCCTTTTTTACTACCTCGGAGTTCTCGTTATGGAAGGATCTGTCAAGGGACTCTTCAAGCTTCACCTTCCGGTCAGGACGGTGGTTGCAGGTCTCGACGGCCTGTGGATTTACCTTCCCGCAACTATCGCATCTCCATCCTTTGTGAAGTTCCATTCTTAGATCCTCGATAACTTTGCCTAGCCGCCAGTTTTTGCCACTGCGATGCATCTACAGTTCACCGTCTCTTTCGCCGATCCGCCCGGATCCAGGGGATAGAGCAGACCGTTTCCAAATGGAGTCCCGAGCAGACGAGTCTGACCGTCGAGTCCCACATGGGTTTCCCTCACATTTGAGTCCTTTGATGTGAGCCACTCCATTTGGCTTACACCTGCCTGTTTCATCTGCTCGAATCGGGCACCGTTAAACGCACGGTTCACCTCAGTCCTTGCGATGCGGTGACGGTCACTCTCACGGTCACGGAATACGCCCCGAGCAGCCTCCTTCATCTTATTCGCAATCACGTCCTCTGGGTCGCCAGCGGCGATCCCTGCTTCCAAGACCTCACGCACACTCTGGAGCCGATCACGGGTGGTCTCGTTGACCTTCCGCATCAGGAAATCTTGTTGCTTTCGCCACACTTCAACCGGGACGATGTCATCGAGGCTCAGGTCCAACTCCTGCAAGACCCCTTCCGCTCCCGTGGTGAACGCATTGTCGAGCACCTTCCTCGCCACGACTGCCAACCTCGCGGTCCATCCCTCTACAACGAAGATCGCAGCGAGAAGTCTCTCCCCCAACGTCGCCTTGGTCTCGATCGCACGGAGTTCCTTGCCCCGGAATGCCTCGATGTTCGCCAGCACGTCCTTGCGTTGTTCCATGAAAAACTTCTTCAGGGTCGCCCGAAACTGTCGCTCGAACCCGTCGCGCTCCCTCATGTGCGCCTTCCAGATTGCGGTCCTTAATTCCTCCGTCCCCTTGATGACACCTTCTTCTACGGACCGAGTCATCTCTGCCTTCATCTCTGCGACTTCATCGATCAGGAACTCCAACCTCCCGTCCGATACGGACTGGGCAATCGGCTTCTCCGAGGGCTTGGGGGAAGCAGGATCATCACCGGCCTCCGGGGTGAGAGGCTCCCCGACAGGTGTCGCGGGTCCACTCACAGCTTGCCCACCCTCCAAGAGCACGTCTGATGGCACCAAATTGAACGGTACGAGTACCTCTTCGTGAATCTGGGTCGTCGGGCCGATATTGAGGTCGACCATCTCCGCGGCCATGATGGGAGACAGTCGTCCCGTGTTAACCAGGGAAATGTAATCCTTGATCTTCTCCATCCGGTTCTCGCGTAAGACGGGGACTCCCTTCAGGTAGTCGAACATTGCCGTCACATTCGGCTGCTCGAAGGGATCGACGAGATCCTTTTGGAATCGTGCTGAGATATTGTCCCCCATCGGGATCAGTGTCTCAGTCCAAACCGCCAGTAGGGCTTGGTCGTAATTCGTGTAGGTCGCCCGGTCCAGGATTCCCACCACCACCGGAGGCACCCCATAGGCCGCGCAGACCTCTTCCCGGCCCAGACGCTGCCCCTCGAGCCAGTCCAGGTCTTTCATCGATTGGGAAAGTTGTTTGATGTCGGAGATCCCAGCCGAGTGGACCCAGTTGCCGACGTTGTCTCCCGAGCGTTGCCCACCGAACTTTTCGTCCCAGACCTTTTTGTAGTCCTCGACTCGGTCCTCATCGGTCATGTCGGGGTTGTAGGTGACCACTCCCTCGATCCGCCCACGATTCCTCATTTGGGACCGATTGTGGATCCTCGCTGCGTAATCTGCGTCTACCGTCACCCTCAAAGCTTCCAGTGGGGAGAGTCCACGGTTCGCATCGTATGGATTCGGGAGTTTCCCGTGGATCACGGAGTTGACCGGGATTTTCTGGATCTTTTCCTTAAACCCGCCACGACGCAAAACCCTCGTCCATTGAAAAAGTTCTCCGCTTGAGGTTAAATCCTCTTTGCGGATCTCCATAGACCTTGGCGAAACCCGGTGCAGGAATAGCGGGATGCTCTCACGGTTCGTGGATCCCCCTCCGTTCCACAACCAGAAGTATTCCCCGTAAAGCCCCAGGTCCAGAATCGCATAAGTGAACCACTCCCCAGGGGTGTCCCTGGAGTTCGGGGACTTCATCAGGCCGTACAAAGGCCCGGTCTTAATGTCCATCAAGTCGCCCTTGCCGTCGTTGCTCCTTAACACAAATGGGACCTGGGCGACTTGAGTCCACACGTTCAAACAGGCGTAGACCCACACCGAAGTCTTGTATTCCTTGCCGGCAACCCTGCCAGCCTTATCCCAATCCTGACCCAGAAGCCACGCCTGGATGGGATTTGCGTTCGAGGGGGTTGCGCGGACGACGGACCCCAAGGCATTCCCGTTTGACAGGATGAGTCGGTCTAATTCGTGATCGAGGAGGTTCGGAGAGGGCGTAGCCATTCTGCAAGGCTACGAAGTGTCAACCTGCGAAACCATCACTACGCTTTCCGTCACTTTTCCGCAGGTTTTCCATATGCATCCAGCCACGCCTTGTTGATTCTAAAATCAAATCATCCACCCCCTACTCATTCTCTTCCCCCAGTTTGCCAGACCCAACGAGATCACGCAGTCATCGTGATACCCTGGTGGCGCACTGAACAGCACGGCGCCGCGGGGAGTCATCTTATATTCGTACCGTTGCAACTCGGCCTCCATGATCTCCCATGTGTCACGCTTCCTCGGGACCGGCCACGACACATCCCCGTTCTCCAAATCTTGCTGCAACCTCCTTATGATGGCCGTCTTGGTCTGTAGGGAGAGCTTCACCCCCTCCAAATTGACACCCATCCGCTTCAAATCGTCATATATCGGATCCCCGATCCCTGTCGCATCCAGAATTACCCTCCCCCGCCACTTCTTCGCGAATGCCGCAATCCGAGCAGACTGCACGGGCCAATCGATCTTGTTCCACCTGTCGATCTCATGCACGTCACCGCACTTCTTGCACATCCGGGACATCACCGTGAAGTCTCGTTGCTTCGCTATGTCCACACCGATGACCCACGGACCCCCATGTCCGCATCGATGCTCCTGACGACAACTCAGGATCCCTCGGAACACCCCGGCACTATCCTCCAAGAATTGTGCCCGGTATTCCTGCTTGAAGACATCTTCAGGAAGCTGAAGTTTCGCAGCCTCCCATTCCCCGCTCGGAAAGTACGGGTTGTCGCGGGACTCGAATTGCCACGACATATAGTCGGGGTTTGAACCGTCCCGACCGCGGCACCACTCATCAAAGAACCATCCCCGCCCCTTCGGGGTGCCCACCAGCAACGCACTCCCGAGTTTGTCGCTCAACGTGGGGCGCAGGGACTCAAACCACGCTTGAGAATCAAACAACGCGGTTTCGTCAGTCACCAGTTGATCGAGCCCCTCACCAACCAGTGCAGACGGGTTGTCCGCACTACGAACTTCAACCGCAGCCTCCGGCCCCAGCCCGGAGAACCCGATGATCTTGTCGTTCTCCCAAATCTTTACCCCGATATTCGGTAACTGATTCGCCAAGTTCTTCATCCCGCGCCACCCAACACGGGCAATCGAATAACTCGGCGCTACCCACCACGCACGGCCCCCTCTCAACGCCGCCGCGATGCACAGGACCGTGCCGAGTCGGGTCTTTCCCCATCGCCGACCGCACGACAGAATCTTGAACCTCGCCGGATGATCCGCGACCTCTTTCTGGTGCGGGTGCAGACCCGGTAGCTCGATCCGCAGCGGGGGCCGTTCGGGTGGGGCGAGAGTTTCTATGGGGTTCCTGGATTCCCCGCCGGTGCTCGCCCACGGTTGCGCCGGTTGCGCTTGTCAGGGGCGGGAGAACGGATTCCCTCTACAGAC